CGCGGCCCTGCCGCGCTTACCGAGCTCGTACTGTTACGACAGTGCGACGGGCTCTTTGTGAATGGGCGTATGTTTTCGGACATGCCACGCCTTCTTGGTCTCCTGACACTAATGGTAGTTGCCTGCAACTATCAAAGGATGTCAAAGAACTTCTCGGTTCCTGCCCATCTAGTGATCAACATCACGTGATGTCTTGGCAGTCTATCAAGAAACTCCTGCCTGCTTCTTGCAGTTGCATGGAGAAACCCTTGATGGAGGGAGTTGTCCGGGGTCTTTCTCGTCCAAAGAGAGACCTACCTTCTGGGTATTTACAGTTCGCGCGTAAGGAAGTTAGGCGCCTATTCCGCAAGGGATGGGACTTAACAACTTCTTACGAGTCGAGGGTTTATACCTGTTCACCGTCTTTGTCTGGCACTACAGAGTGTCCGCGCAGCGAGGGAGGTTGCCTTGGTTCCGGTTTAGATCATGTGTCTTTTATAGACGCATGTTTAGTCGGAGCCCGAGGTGCTGACCTTGACGTAGCTGCGGAGCTTTTAGTAGTTCAGTCCGCTGGGAAACCTCGTCCTTTGACAAAGTTTTCCGGTTCGGCACTGGTGCTAAGACCCCTTCACTCTTCAATTTACGATCATTTACGTCGACAGCGCTGGTTGTCCGTAGGTGACGTATCTTCTCAGAGTCTTGGGAAAGCCGGCTTTTCGAAGGAAAAGGGGGAGGTTTTAACCTCCGGCGACTACAAGTCTGCAACTGACGGTCTTTCCATCGAAGTTGCAGAAGTCGTGCTTGACGAAATCCTTTGTTCATCGGCGACAGTTTCGCCTTTAGTCAAAGAGTATGCTATGAAGATTCTAAGGCCTCGCCTTAGTTCTTCCAAGCTCAATGTCGGTGAGTTCTCACCGACAGTGGGACAGATGATGGGAAGCTTTCTTAGTTTCCCGTTACTCTGTCTTCAGAATCGACTTGCATTCCTCTGGAGTGCTAGGCGTTCTGGCTTGTCTGCCCCTGTGGCGGAGCGCATACCCTGTTTGATTAACGGCGACGACATTTTGTTCTCTTCCTCTATTGAGGTCTCAAGAGATTGGATGTCGACTGTCGGTGAACTTGGGTTGGAAGTTGAGCTTACTAAGACTTCCGTATCCTCTGAGTATGGTTCTTTGAACTCTACTCTTCTTACCTGGCATGGGACCAACCTTCGGGTTGCTCCTACGCTTCGGTTCGGTAGGTTACGGTCGTCGGAGTATATAACCTCCCTTTCTCGCGAGTTTAGTCAGTTTGTTTGCGGACTACGCAACGGACAACGATTCCGAGCCGGTATGGTTTTTTTCAAAAATCATATCGGCACTCTACGTTCAACTAGATTGAATCTGTTAGAGCTCGGTTTTCGTGGTTCGCTTGCGTGCCGCCTTTCACAACTGTTTAAGCTTGTTCCTTCGGAACAGCCTCGCTTTGTTCCTCCCCCGGCTCCGATCGGTCACAATGTCTTGCCTAGCAATGACTGCGTGACTTTCGTCGAAGAGGAGAGGCTTAGTCCAGAGTTGTTGGTTCTGAACGCCCG